ATATACTTGACAATTTCAATCTTATTAGAAATCTCCTCATCTTCCTTTGACTTAGTATTCAAAAGACTTTCTTCCTCAGACTTCTTTGCTTCTGCATTGAGCGTCTTAAACACTGAGTCCAGATTTGTGAGAGACAAATCCCACAAATCAATTACGTTAATCATTCCTCTAAATGGGAACTGATATTTTGCTCTTGTTGCATTGATAAATAATTCGTTGTTTGTCATAATAATAATCTCCTTTTCTAATTAAAACTTAATCTTCATTACACGCTCTGTTGCACCCTTAACCTTAACAACTAAATCTGCTCTCTTTGTCATAGAGAATCCAATTCCTGAAAGCTGATCATCAGTATCTTCTACATGACACTTAGCACCTAAAGCCTCAAATACTCTCTTGTGCTTTTCAAGGTCACTCTTTAAGAACTCATTATAATAGCCATTAGGACTTTCGTTGTTCACACAATCCTTTAGGAAGAAGAATAAATGTCTATGACCAATTCCATCCTGTTCATCAAAATAATTTGGGCTATAACTGATTACTGATACAGGAACAAACTGATTCGTTTTGATATTCCACTTTTCAATAGGTGTACTATCATTCTCTGCCATCTCAAGAATACTAAACTCGCCATTTTTTAATTCTAATTTTGCAAGAGTAATCCATTCCTTGTGCTGTAATGGTTCTCTTCTTATAAATCTATAAACATTACCGCCAAATGCAATTTCTGCTTTAAATCCACCTGTTGTCGGATTTCTAAAATTCCAATTATGGATTTTAAAAGTGTATACACCCTCTTTCAATTTATCAATTGAAGGAAATGTTGTGTTTTCAACTGGAACATATCCAATAGGAGCAGGAGCGGTATAATCTACATCCTGAACTCCACCAGAAACATAATGTCTTCTATGATTCCATCCAACTCTTTCATTATTTCCATAATTATCATGAATTTCTTTTCCATTCTTGATAACAACATTCTGATTTGAACCAGGCATAAATACATGTAAATCCATAAGAGAAGCATTTCTCATTCCATCATAATTCCAACTATGTGAAAATCTTAAAACACCATCAGTTCTTCCACCAGCAGCTTTCACTTTTTCTGTGATTTCAGAGTCAGTAATGTTTCCTGAATAAGCCCAAGATAATCCATTGTTCCATTTGAACATTGTCTTAGCGTCTGGATTAACAGGTGCAATCATAGAAACAAAGTTCTTCTCATGTTTATTCTCTACAAAAGCTTCAATCTCCTTTGCAGTTGGAAGTACCTTATCAATGAAATCCTGTGCTGAAATCTCTTCAACCTTAGAAAACTTCTTAGGGCTTACAGCAACATCCTTTTCCATCTGACCAAAAATATCATCTGCACCAACCATTCTTCTTGCAGCACTCTTATTTGAGAACAGTACATTATTGACGGTAATATCATTCAGATTAGCAAATCTTCTCTGTAACGAATCCATATATCCAAGTTCTGTAATGGTCTTCTTTGCATCTTCAAGCATCTTCTTTGTAAAAATAGCCTTTGGACGCTTATAATTACTTGGAGCGACAATCTGTTCATATTTCTTAACTGCTGTGTCAAGATCCATATCCTCACTTACATTAATAAGAAGTGTTCCAATAGAATGATTTCTAATTCTACCAATAGCCATACCTGCTGTTACCGACTTCTCCCAAGCATATAATTCTTTCTCTGAATCAGAAGTCAACTTATCATATTCCTTCTTATACTTCTTGAACTCTGCGAGTACGCCTTTCCACTCTTCACCCTTGTAAAGTGTATTTGAATTGATAAGTTCAAGAATTGTATCGAGTGCTTCCATAGTAATCTCATCGAGAGAACGCTTAAATACGTTTCTCGTATCTCTGAACTGTCCTTTAACTTCCTCGTTAGAACAACTACTTCTATTTACGAACTTACTTGGAAGCTCTAAGAAGAAATGATTCCACTGATACGACTTTCCATTAATTTCCTCAAAGTTAAAATCTGTACCAATCTTAGGGAACTTAGTTGTATAAATATCTGTGACTGTATAAGCTTTTACAAAAGCATCAAGTGCATCACATACTGGCTGATATGTTGTATCACCAAGATTCAGTTCCCAAATTGTATGAATCTGATTATCCTTGATAGTGACAGCAGAACCAATATTCTTAATAAACTGTCTACAACAACTACAATCATGCTCTCTACGTTCTCTGAAAATCTCATTTGTACCAGCAGGGAAGCTATCAAGATATGTATTCCATAATTCGTCCTTATCTACATTTACCTCAAATAAATGTGTAGCCTCTTTCTGCATTTCATCGAAGTGCTTCTGTAAAGCCTTCTTAAACATCATAAATCCATCCATGTTTTGTACCTCTTCTTTCTTATATTTATTTTTGTTAATTGTTTCTACCTTTATATTCTCCGTTTTATAAATTAAAAGGGTTGTTTTATTACTCTTTGAATGAGTTAGTAGGCTATGACACCTACTAGCCCTTAAATTATTTATTCTTTTTACGTTTTCCTACAATAAAACCTGCTCCAAAGCATACACCGAGACAGATTACGAAAACTCCAATGTTTAATACAATCATTACTTATTACCTCTCTGTCTCTTCATATCATCAAGAATCTGACGAGCATTGCGCTCTCTTTCAGAATTAGCAAGTCTT